TTTCGGTGCTGCTGCTACTGGTGCTGGCGATGCTCGTAAACTAGTTGACTCTTCAGAAGTTGGCGCTGCTCGTGGTGAGCGTCTCTTCCGTGCTATGGGTATGTTCTACAAAGACTACGAACCAGACTTCGTTTACATGGTAACTTCACCTGAAGTTCTTGCTGACCTTCGTGCAGCTAACCTAATCGACCAAGATCGTGTTCGTGATGGTAACCTAGACTTCCAAACCATCTTCGGTGGTAAGTTCCGTCTAGTCCTAACTCGTGCTGCTCAGGGCAACCTAGCTGCTTCTGCAAACGTTAATGACCAGTCAACCAAGACAACCTTCCTTGTCAAGCCTGGCTCAGTTGCTTTCCGTGAAATCCCAATGCCAGTCGCTACTGAAGTTGATCGTAATCCTGCTAGCTATGCTGGTGGTGGTTCAACCAACATCTGGTACCGCTATGGCTTCGTTGCTCATCCAATGGGCTACGACTGGGTTGGCGCAACCAACAACTTTGCTACTAACTCAACCCTAGGGGCTGCTGCCTCATGGACCCGTACTATGGATCCGCTAAACCTAGGTATTCTCCCCATTCTACACGCTTAATCGGTGGTGTATCATGGCTGAAAAACCAGTTTATGTAACAACTGCTACTGGCGTATCAGTAGATGTAGAAGCTTTTATCACTAAGTTCAAACTTGAACAAAATGATGATCGTCTAATGACTTATCTACGTCGTTATGCTCGCCGCTGTGTAGCTGTAGCACCTTAACTTGAGGAGGCATCATGGCGCTAATTTTATTTGAAAACTCTTACTTAGAGTCTGCTGACGATTATCTTGCAGACAACCCTTTTTGGGAAGCTGCAGATACAGATGCTCAAGAACAGGCGCTAGTTGATGCAACTCGAATTCTGGACCAAAATGAATGGATTGGGACGGCGGTAACGTCGTCTCAGTCTCTTGCTTGGCCTAGAGCTAAACTTAGTTTCTTTGATCCTGTGTTATCTCTTTATGTTCCTGTTGAACAAGGAGAAATACCTATTAGACTACAAAAAGCTGTAGCTTATTTAGCATTACATCTAGTAAAATACCCAACAGTAACTAAAGGTTATGAAACAACTTACGATTCTATTTCAATCGGTCCTATTAGTCTAGCTAATACTGATGCAGGTCGTAGTTCTTCTCCACAAGTACCTTTAGTGCCAGCTGAAATTAATAAGCTTATTGCTCCGTTAGTTTTTAGCCAAGGCTATACTGCTCCAGGGGGCTGGTGGAGGTCTAACTAATGAGTCTACTACAAACAGTAGAGTCTGCCGTTGATCAAGCTTTTCAAGCTGCTGGCGACTTAGTACAAAAAGGTGTTCTTCTCGAAGAAACAGCTACAGGTTTTAATTTTAGTACAGGAAATTTAATTTCTGATGAGCAACCTTACTCCGTTGAATTTATCGAAGTTAGTTCTGTATTAGATAAAGATTCGAATGTTGTAAAACAAATAGTTATTAGAACTAGAGATCTAGACGGTTCTCGTTATTCAACAATTAGTTTTGGAAACAAAACCTATCGTTTTGAGAAACTTGAAACTTATCCAGGAATTACGCAATTAACAGTAAGGAGTGTTTAATGTTTGAAGATATCATTAACACTTTTTATTCGTTACCACAAAATAACTTACTAGCAAATTTGCCCGTTTATCCGGCTGATTACCGAGGAACTATCTCTGCTGTTCCTTTTTTGAAGCTTAACATTGTAACCGGAAAAGCAAATCAATTTGCCTATAGAGATAACAAATTAGTTACAGGTCTCGTCATTGTAAGTATTTATTACCCTGCTGGTAGCGGTCAAAAAGAACCTACTACAATTGCTAACTCTTTAGATCTTGTATTTCAAAATAAATTTTTAACTTACGGTATTCAAACTAATGTAAGCTCTTTGCAATTCATTGGACCAGATCCCGATGACTCAACTCTCTCAAGAGCAGATTATTCTGTTCCTTTTTCTTATTACGGAGAATAACTAATGGCTTTCCCAACTTCTATTTCAGCAGCTCAGTATTCTGCGCTAGCTGTATCAAGAGAAGCCGTTCCAGCTACTCTTTCCGAGGCAAACCTTAAAGGTGTCTTTTCAGGCACAGCTTCAGGTGATTACGTAGAAATTAAAAATATTCGTGACATGCCTAGCTTTGGTACCCCTGCCAATATCGTGAAAGTTCCTGTTTACGGACAAGCTCAAACACAATCTATCGGTGCTCAATCAGATGCACCTGACCTAGAACTAACTATTAACTATGTGCCTTCTGAATGGGCCAAACTTAATGCTTCTTTTGCTACTTCAGGCTCACTAGGTGATGCAGTAGCTGATGGTATTGCAAAAGTATTTCAGTTTGCTCTTCTTCCTTCAAAACCCACTAACTTAAATGCCCTTGCTGGTGGTGTAGGTACCGTTCCAAACGCTCTTATTTATTTTGTAGGTAAAGTAGAATCACTTCTAGTTAATCCTGCGAGAGACGATGCTTCAACTGCTACTGTCGCACTTTCAATTCAATCGGACTTCTTCGGTCCATACACTGTCTAAGGAGTGATAGTATGACATTTCCATCTTCTATTTCAGCAGCTCAGTATTCAGCTCTTGCTGTTTCACGTGATTCTGTTCCAGCTACTATTAACGAAACTAACCTAAAGACTAACTTTGCTACTGCCGCTGACTTCGTAGAAATTAAAAACATCCGCGACATGCCTAGCTTCGGTACTCCAGCTAACATCGTTAAGGTTCC